CGCAGGTCCGCTGAACGACTGGGCCGGATTGCTGGCATTATAATATGGCAGAACGACCGGGTCACCGTCGGCCTCCTGAAACGTAGCCTCGATCAAGTAATTGATCGATTGTCCGACGCTCGATGGCGCGGTCAGGCTGAACGTGGTGGGGCCGGTATTGATCCCCATCTTGACAAGCAGATCCGTGGTATCGGCGGGGATCGATCCGTAAGCCAGACTGTCGATCGGACCGAGTTGGGTCATGCTGCCGGCGCCGATGACCACGCTCATTGAGGCCGGTGTCGTGGGCTGGCATGCCAGTCCGTCCACGACAGTATTGGTGCCGAGTATCGCCTGTGCGAGAAAGCCCAGGCCGATCATGGCATTTTTGTTGACTGATAGGAGGTCGGTGTCCAACGGGATGGCACCTGGATAAACGATACTGCGGTCCATACGGAATCGTCGCCATTTAACGAAGGTTGAAGCTAAATGATTTGCAACCAGGCTGTTGCGTTGACTGGCAGCAGGTCGGAGAGTGTTGTTTGAATGTCTTGTTCAGTTAACTGGCCTGGCAACAGCGAAAGGTCTGCATAAGCAATGGAACCCCTGTCGTATCCGCCGGCTCCGGTCCGGTAGCCCGCCAACATGGCGACACCGGGAGTCGGCGGGCGCTTTACCGTGACGAAGAACTGGAGCGGCATATTTAGATTGCCCCAACCGCCGGCGAGCCCGTAGGCGAGGCCGGATTCCGCAACGAGAGGACCATCGGTGGCCGCTGCGTAGGCGCCGGTGTCGCTACATTTGGCTGGTTCGAAGATTCCCGGCGCGGAACCGGTCAAGTCTTTCATACACAAGCTGATCGCTGACCGTGTCGCCGCACCGCGAAGCAAAGCCTGGCTTATCCGGCTCCGATAAGACGTGTCGCTTTCCCCGGCTTGGCGCGGCAGACCTTGTCCAAAGAAGTCGAGCGCAATCAGATCGAGCCAACTGTCCGTGGCGGTCGCGATGCGGGTCTGCAAGCCAGCATAGGTAAAAAGGCCATATAGGCACGTCCACGGTGTCGCTATGCTGTTGAGGATAGCCGTCAGGTTCGGAGCTTGATCGGCAAACCAGCGCTTTGGAAGGACGGCTCGCAGCCGCGAAACGAAGTCCGCGAGGTCACCCGTCATTGATCGTCACCACAATCGAGCCAGCCTTGACGACAGTTCGCGACGGCGGAAGCACGTCCGATGAAAGGCCGTTCAACAAAACGGCAGAAATGTTTTCGATATCCGAGCCAGCCGAGTAGGCGCTTTGTGCGACCCGGGTGACCGACGCGACACGGCCGATCGGCAAGCTATTGAGGTAGCTTGCGACCTGCGTCTGAATGTTGGAGACGCACCGGGACGATACGGCGGTGGATTTGATGAATGCGGTTAGCGTCACATTCACCGTTAACACCCGGGGAGGCAGCACAGCGAACATCGTTCCAACTGGCCGGACCGAATCCACCGCTGTAGCCACGGAGGACAGTAGACTGGACGGTGGATAGCCAGATCCATCGTCGACCGTAACCAGAAAGAAACCCGTCTCGGCGCTGCCGTCGGCCGCGGTGTTCTCCTGTATCATAACGTTCAGACCTTGCTGGACGTTAGCGATGGCACTTCGCGCCGCCGTCAAGGTTGCGCGCGACAGACTGCCCAGATAGTTCTGGAATCTCGCGCGGAATGACTGGTCGCTCTCGGCATCGATATCATTAGTAAACGGACTGGCATTGGTGACTAAATCTACCCCCGGCAGGGATGCAGATATGATGGTTATCGTGCCTGCCAAGACATTTCCCACGGTTCCCGCAGTGGTGCAGGTGACCGGCAAGTCCGCTGCACTTAGGCCGCTTGGAAGTATGTAACCGCTCTGGGCGGACTGCCAGATGGAGATGGCGGTGTCTTCGGTCACCTTAAAACTGACGGAGCCATCCGCGGTCTTTACTACCGCCCCGACCGGTATCAGCGCGGCGAGGTTGTCGGCGTAGCGGGAGAATGTGACGATGCCGGAGGAAGGTGATGCTGGCAGCCTGGTGAGGCCGAAATCCGCCATCCATGAGTCCAGATCGGATCCAGTGGATGTGGCTGCCCGCGTCGTTTGAAGCAGTAGCAGGATCAGCCACTGCAGCCATAAGACCACGGAGGCATTGGCCTCGAAAATGGCGCGTATGACCGATCCTGCCGAAAGGTCTATCAGTGCGGTAGCGGAACTTTGAAGCGCCGCGCCCATGTCTTCTACCAGCTGGCTGAATGACTTCAGTGACAAGTTCATGTTTGATTATCCTGCACTGACAACAAGCTGAGACGAAGCCTCTGAAGACGCTTCGACGTAGGTAATGTTCGCGACCACATACCCATTGGCGGTATCGACCACGCTGGCGCTGACCCGGGGAGCTGGGGTTGTGGAGACCGCTGTCTCCAGGGCAAGCTGTGCCCTGACGACTGCTTCGATGTCCGCTGGCTGCGCGGGCGTGCCGACGAACTGGCCCAGGCCTCCGCCGTAATCGAGTTGCCAAATATAATCGCCGGGGTTCGTCAGCAGGCGTCGTTCGACCCGCTGTTGCGTCAATTCGGAGCCACCTACCAACGCGAGATCGCCGGTGCTTCCGATGCCAACGTCCCCTCCCCAACTCAGAAAAATGTCATTCATGGTACTCAGACCACTTGAGACGGCGTCGAGGTGGTTGCGTTTCCCAAGGTGTGCGTATGATCGTCATAAGCTGAACGCAGCGCGGATAGCGCTCCCTGACGATCATAGACATCGCCCTGGACATGCAGATCTCCATTGACGCGGACCGTTCCGTCAGAGCAAAGCTTTAGAAAGCTGCCGGTTTTGTGCACAATCCAGAATTCGTCCGCTGGTGCCTGAGGTGGCCGCTGACTGGTGGAGAAGGCTCTTCCGACGATGATGCCTTGTTCGATGTCTCCCTGATGGGGAACGAGCAACACCTGATCGCCCGGATTGGGCGGGCAAACCATGCCCCAACCATTGCCGACCCATTGAGACAGCACGGGAAGCCAACCCGACAGCACCCCGTCCGGTTGGATACTTACCCGAGCTGTGGCGGTCGCATAGTTCACCGAAGTTACGGTGCCGAATTTTACCTGCCCGGTTGCATTGTCGAGGCTGGACGCGTGGGCCTTCAACGCGTTTACCAAATAGTCCATCACGTCTTGCTCCGACTTAGATGACCCCGGGAATCGATGCGGCCTTGACGGTCTGCCTTGATCCCGTAGTCGTACCGAAATGAAGTTCCACGGTTTCGATGACATATGGGCCGTCGAACAGAGATCCCGTTCCGGTAAGCATTATGCCGGTCCGTGGGACCAGCGTGAGGTTCCATGGCATCTCAAGCAAAAGAGTTGTCCGGAGCCGGTTGATCTCGGCCGTAAAGCGCGCGGCCGACCGTCCGACCTGATCAGAGGTCAAATTGGATGCTGAAAACAAATAGTGTTGGCCTGCCGGCCCGGCTGCACTCGGACTCGCGGCATCGCTGTCATAGGCGGTCATCGCCTGCGAATTCCAGGCCTGCACCCGGGCGGACGCACCGGGGGCGATGGCGAGGGCCCGTTCGAACCGCATGGTTTGGACTTCAGCCGGCGTAATCGGAATAAATACTAACGGTATAGTCGCGGAGGGCACGAAGTACAAAGTTTGGCCCGAGACGAATACGTCGAATTCGCATTCGCGGGCGAGCTCGACCACAAGATCCCAGTCAGATCGGAGCCGCGAAAACTGGCCCGTCGATAACCGCGTGTAGCCGTCGCCATAATAGCGGCCGACATTCCCGGATGTGGGCGTCACGACTGCGCCGAGACCGTGAGTGTTCGCAATGGCAGCGACGATCTCAGAGGCGGTTTGGTTTACAAAATCGCTCTGCCGATACGAGTCTACAAGCGAAGCAGACAGGTCTCGGCCTTCAATGGCGGCAGTTCCCAAGATCGGGTCCACTTGGACGTTATCGATCGTCCCCGTGATTAGGCTTCGGAATGCCGGTTCAGGGTCCAGGCCCGCCGATATTTCGACGCTACCGCCTGCGAGCTCCGACCACATCAGGATATTGCCAAGGGGAGGATCACCCGTGGCGAACGACAGTGAGTATGAATCGGCCGAAAAACGGTTTGTTGAGCTTACCGACATTTGCAATAGCCCAACGACTTCCATTCCGTTAATCTGAGCGGAAATATTCGTTCCGGCCATGGCAGATCCGCTCATGTTACTGGGGTCCGATGCCGTCAGAAAAAGCTGCCGAGAATGCCGGAATCACAATTTGCATCTGACCGGAAAGCATCGGATCCTTCAAGCCATTGATTCTTGCTATGTTAATCCATTGCAAGGCGCTTCCTAGTTCCACAGCGGCAATCGCGAAGAGATTCCCGGCGTTGGTATTGATGGTTTGCAGTTAAGCCCCCTGTCGAGCCTATCCGTTGCGCGATCCGTCCAACGTATGAGCCGGTATTGACGGCTGCAGCCAACGCGCCAGCGGCTGCGACGGCGTTGTTCAACAACGGCCCGTAGGCTGAGATCGTAA